CCAAACCTCTCCTTTTAAATTATTTTGTGTTGCCTCACTAGGTGTTACAGCGAATTCTTTAAAATAAATATCATATTTTGTTTTATCGACTGGCGTAAAAGGTAATTTAATTCTAACTATAACAATTTTAACATCACCATCAAATGGGGCTGGTGGTGTTGTAACATTTACATTGGTCCAAAAATAATTTACTTTTAACTGTAAATCATCGGCTGGTGTTCCAGCCTCCCACTCAAAAGCATCATTAATAAACCATAAGCCACCACCTGGTGAATCTAAAATAATATTAATATAAAAATAATGATAGAAAACATTATTAACCCTAGCCACAACCTTTACATCAAAAGCATTACCCTCTTGTAATTGAAATGTGGGGTCAAGCTCTAAAGCATTAACAGAAGTTCCAGTATCGTTTTGCGCTAATATTTTCAATGGCACAATCTCCTGGGTTGTGTTATAATTTAATTCAACAACTGGGCTGTATAAGATATTCCAGCCTGGTAAAGTAACGCCATCATTTACTAAATTAGGGTTTGATACTAAGTTAGCTAAAAAGCCATACTCGTAATAAATCCTTAAAGCGCCAATACCTTTTTCTAAGCCTATTTGCTGGTTTTCATTGCAATGGAATAATGGAAAGTTATTTATCTGAGAGCCTAATTCTTTAAGTATTAATCCTGGAACATATATTAAACCTGGTTTTGGTGTACCCTGGTAATCATACATCCAAAAAACTGGGCTTTGGCTAGTGTATAATTGATTAATTTTATAAATTAACCACTTACCATTATATTGAATTATAGAGGCTCCAAAAATCCTTAAAAGGTCTTTTAAAACATCCTCACAACTCATTATCGTTTCACCATCATCTTTATAAAATCTACCTACATTAAAATAAATATTACCTAAAATATCCTCATTCTCATCGGCTCCAGTATAAAAAACATCTATATTGGTAAAAACATCTAAATCTAAATTAGTGCGCTCTAATGCGTTTGTAATAATTTCTAATGCTGTTTGCTGGCCACTCCAAATAAGCCCATTAGGCTGTACATAGGAAAGATTCTCTAGGTAACTTAACCCATCCAAACAGTTTACCTGGATAAACCATGTTTCGGCTGTAAAACTTTCGTAATAACCCTCTGGTTCTACCCATCCAACAAATAATGTATCACCATTTCTTTTGTAAACCACCTTAAATGTTCGCTCATTGCTTGTGAAAAACTCCTCAAATTTTCTACCAGCATTGGCTTGAATATTTAACTCCAGGCCAGTGCCTTTAAATAATGATGAAACACTTTCAACTTTTCCACTTTTTAAAACTGCATAACCCTCTATTTCAGTCGGTAAATGGCCCAAATAGCTCTGGTCATAAATCTCAACTACATTCTCATTATTTTTATCGTCATAATGTGTTAATTCATATCTTAAATAAGCCATTATCCAGTTACATTTAGTTTACCACTTAAAGCACTATTTTCTTTTAAAGTCTTGGAAAGTACGCCAACTAATTTGGTTCCAGCAATTTCAAATACCACATTGCCCCCGCTAAAACCACCGCCACCAGAACCATAAGCTCTTGAACCACCAGAACCAGCACCACCTCCAGAGCTAGAACTTGCCCCTCCAGCGCCACCTCCAGAACCCATAGAGCCTCCTAATCCTTTTGCTCCCTTGCTAAACATAGAGCCTATAGCAACTAAAGCCACACCAGCCACAATAGCACCAGCACCTCCTAAACTTTCCAATGCCTTTTTAGTAACAATCAAACCTACTCCAACTTGGATAGCCATTTTTCCTAAAGAAACTAAAATACCTCCTAAACCAGCTAATAAAACAGAACCAGCTCCTTTGATAATATTACCGCCCTCAGTCATAGCTTGGCCTATCATTTCCCCCATCTGAGCAAAAGTATTAGAGATGCCATTTTGTATAATATCATTTGCACTATCATTAAACTCATCTAAAGCATCGGCAATTCTTTGCGCTCTTTCTCTTATTGGTGTAGCATCTAAATATTCTTGGGTTTTTTTAATTGCCTCATCTACTCTACCAGGTAAACCATCCAACCCTGGAGTTGTAATTTCAGCATTAAAAATATCTTGGATTCCTTTAACAGAATTTTGTAAATCTGTTATATCTATCGGCTCTAAAGAACGTTTGGCTATATCTATATTAGATAATTTTAAACCAGCAATAGTGTTTTCTAGTTTTGTAGTTTCTAGCTCTAAGGCCTTAAACTCATCTGTTAAATCAGTGGTTAAATCTGGTGTAACTAATTTGGTAAAAGAAACTGCCAGCTCATCTACCTTATCAGCTAAATTTGTAGCACCACCAGTAAGGTTATCAATAGCAAGTGCTATGCCTTTAATCGGTGCAATAGCAAAAGCAACTAATTTAACAGCTAAATCTCTATAAACTTTTTCCTGGGTTTTAGCACCCTCTAGTTGTTGTTTTAAATTTCCTAGTTGTGCTTTTTTAATCTCAAATAAAGTAGTTAATTCCTTTATTTTTAAGTTGTTAATTTGAAGTTGGCTTTTCCCTTGGAGCTTTAAAATGTTATCGGTGGTATTTAATAAATCCACAATATGCTGTTGCTCCTCTCCTTGGTCCTGTAACACCTCTAGTTGGTCTCCCAGCTCTTTGCTTACTCCAGTAACAAACCCCTTTATTTCGCCCCAATAAGCAATTACAAGGCCTAATAAAACAATAAAAGCACCAATCCCTGTTGCAACTAAAGCAACAGTTAAGGCTCTGGCCCCAACTACACCAGCTTTAAAAGCACTAGATAAAGAACTACCTAAATCTAATATTTCCTCAGCATAACCACCAGTAATACTATCCAGGGCCTCAAAACCTTTGTTACCCTCTTTGAATAAATCACTAAATCCATTGCTGGTTTTCTTTACGCTTTTTCCAATATCCTCAATGTTTTCATCCAGGTCTTTTACTGCATCTTTAGCATCCTCAACACCCTTTTCTAAACCACTGGTATCGGCTCCAAACTTAATATCAAAACTGTTATCCAATTTGCTTTAATTTTGTTTCGTTAATAAATCGCTCCTGGGCTTGTTTAATAGCCTCTAATTGGCCATCGGTAACGCCTCCATTCTCTAGGTTATCCACAAAAGGTAAAGCCATTACATCCTCTAATTTCTTAGGTATGTTTTTATGGTTAATGTTAAAGGCTCGTATGGCCATAAAACCAACAAGCCTATATTTCGCCCAATCCCATTGTTGTTCCCTAACATAAGCATATTCTCGTAATCTAAATTCACCCAAAGTCATATCATAGACTTTTTCTAAATCATTTACTTTTAGCTCAACAAGTGCAAAGGATATAATATTTGCTAAAAAACTAGCTATTGGCTTTTCCTGGCTGTTTTCCTTGTTTGCGCTCTGTTTTTTTTTACTGGCTCAGCTTTTGAGGCTGGTAAATCCACATTCATAGATTTTCTAAAAGCATCCATAAACTCAGCAACCCCAGGACCTTTTGCACCTCCATCAATATCTATCCAATCTGTAACTTTATAAACATTAAAATCTGGTTTTAAATCCTCACGCAAATATCCATAAACCAATGAAAAATACATTAATTCTGGTATAGCTTTGAAAGGGTTGGTTTTCATGTAATCCTCTAAAGCATCCATGCTTATGCCTGTTTTTTCAATAAACAAACCTAAGAACCCTAGCCCAAAATAAAAAGTGCGCTCTTTGCCTCCTAAAATAATTTTAGTTGTTTTTTTTCCTGTCATTATTTTCTGTTTTTAATTATACTATTGGGTCTGTGGTAGCTATTGTACCAGAACCATCTAAAGTTGCGCTAAAAGTTGCGTTCTCTTGGTTGGTTGGTGAATCTAGGTTTAAGCTAGTGATAATTGCAGTACCAAAATAGTTTGCAGTATCGGCTAAACCTGTGTCAAGTTTCCATGTTACCACTGTTTTTAATTGTTGCTTAATTAACAGCCAGTCATGAGAGGCTTTTGTAACATCTCCACTTGCTCCTGTGTCTATGTATAAACCATCTGCGCTAATAGAATAACTAAATACACCAGGTGTTTTTACAATTACCCCAGCATCGCATTTTGTTGCTGTTTCTAAAACTTCTACTGCTGTTGCTAAACTGTTAGACGTTAAACACGCCACTGGTCTGTAAACTGTACCATCATGAACATACAGTATGTTTGCATCTCCTTTAATAAATGTTGCCATTTTTTTTGATTTTTATAATTAATTTAATTCAAAGTTACAATTTTATTTAATGCGTAATTCTAATCTAAGAAATTTACGAAATAATGTGCCATTTGGCAATGAAGTTCCAATATCATTTGGAAAACTCATTACCTGGCGCTCCATTACCAGGCCACCAGCTGTTAAATCCAGTCCTGGCTCTAGTGTGTTTCTTAAAGAATCCAAAATATTATCGGCTAACAGCCTACTCCCAGGGTTCCCAACACCTTTATACCAGGTGCAAACCTCTAATAAAATATCACTTTCCCAAAAATCCTCACATTTTGTAGCATCAGTATCATTTCCCTGGGCGCTCATCAAAATATAGGCTTTTTCATTATTATCTAAAGTAGTTGCAAATGTATCATAAACATTTACAGTTTCACCATCTATAATAGTGCCATTAAAAGCATCAAATATGGCTTTTCTTATCCACTTATCTGGTAGTGTCTTATTCATAATTCAAAACTATTAACATAATTTAATATATCCTGTTTTAGCTGTTTTCTACCAGCTTTAAACCCAGGGTACATAAAAGGTTGTGGATTTACACCATTTTTAAGTATTAAATAAAACACCCATTTAGCATCCTCTGGGTCTCCTCCTTTTCTTTTTAACCAATCGGCAATAGCTTTTACCCCCTGGTCATAAGTTCCTTTTCCTTTCCCTTTAAATTGGCTTGCAAACTTATTCCACTCAGCTGGAACATCAACTTTTTTACCAGTACCAAATTCCACATAAGGTGCATAAGGCATATTGTTAAAAACCCTGTATTGCATCAGCTTAATTTTCTGGGTATTATTGGAACCTCTTAAAATACCCTGGTCCACTGGCGTTTTATCTTTAGCAACCTCTAAAGCTTTATCAGCACTAGCCCTAACTATCGCATCTATATCCAACTTTATAGCCTCTGGTTTATTTTTAAACAACCTTTTCAAACTATCTAAACCTTTGGTATCAATATCTATATTAATCATCAAAAATCTTTTTAGCTGTAACTGTTTGTGATACCTTTCTAAATCCATCGTTTTTAATTGATAGAATTGAATAATACTCACCACCATATTTTAGCGTATGCTTTTTGGCATCTAAAACCAGGTTTGAATCGTAATGAAATGTAAATTTATACGTGTCATTAAATTCTTTTAAACCAGCCTCAGTGTTTAGTTGGTTAGAATTTACATCACCAATACTAGCCCATCTGGTGGTAAGTAACG